ATCAAAACGAGAAATATAGTTTTTCCTTAAACCATTTGCAAATGTCGTATTAGAAGAAGCAGACCCTTTAAAGTCTTCTGGAATTTCAGCTTCTGTAAATTTTTCATAATCTTCTTTTGGAAATTTTTTATTTTGATATGAATAAGAACCAAAACCGGGTTGTATTGCTGAACCTCCACCTGATACACTAACTTTTTCTGGCATCTCTCCCCATCGGCTTGGATATAAAACTTTTGGTGCTTCCTCTGGAACTTGTAACATTACATGTTGTTTTTCTTTAGCTAATTTATCAAAAGTTGCAAAAGAATAAACTGAATTAGACTTAACCTCTAAATTTCCACCATTTATAATATTGTCTTTATCAGAACCAAACCCAAATTGTGAATTAATTATTAAATCTTCAAATAATCCAAAAGAAATATAAACATTATCAGTATTTAAACTATCAATAAATACACCAGTTCTTATAGAATTGTTTTCAGGACCTGTTCTACCTGATAATTGTTTTGAAGCTGCTAATACTAAATTTTTGTTGTAAGTTTCTATATCTATGGCTGGACTATCATAATTTGGACTCGTCATAAGTTCTGCTAAGTCTTTTGTCGGATAAGATCCAACAGTACCAAATTCATCAACTACTTCTCTTAGTCCTAAATAAAGTATGCCGCGAGTCAATATAGCTTTTATTCTAGTAACCACATTATCATCCGTTTTAAAGCTTAACAATGCAGAATTTGATGATGTCAAAGTAACTGAACAATCAACAGTCCCATCCATATTAACTTTTGAACTGTAATCCGTCACAACCCCGTGAATAACATCAACTTCACCTTGATTTTTTACAATATATCCTAAATTGGAACTTTCTTCACTATATAAAAATTTTTGTATATCATTGTATGTACCTTGTGTTGAGTCTTTAAATATTAAATCTTCAGGATCATATAAATCAACATCACTCCACCCAAAGTCAACAAACAATGATGCTCCAGGAACTAAAAAATATTTAGTGTAAATTCTATCAAAATCATAAAAATTATTAACTTTAAAATCTACAGTGGTTTTTTTAATTACACCTAAAACCCCTTGAGTTTCAGAGGTAACTTTTGTAATACCTGCCTGTGGCCTAAGTAGCGGATTTGTTTTTAATTGATGTGGTAATATTTCTGCTAAAGCTGCTGAACCTGATACATCTAGCGGGTCAGTAGATTGATTCATAGTTGTAGCTTGATTATTTTGATTAGGCTCAACTTTTTGATATTTTTCTTGATAAGCGTGATTCCCTATTTCATACACTTTTCTAACAAAATCTACCGCATCTCTATTTTCTGATGCATTATAAACAATGTATGATAACACCATATTGGGATTAAATGGATCTTTGACTGGTTTTATTTTAAGTCTTGGATATTCTTCTCCATATTTTGCCCTTATACCCTTTTTATATTCTTTTAGAAGATCTTCATCCTCTGTGTTTACAATAACCGTGTCAATATCATCTACAACCTCACCCGCTTCTATAATTTTAACTGATGTCCACATACGAACAAATGGTGTTCTTGAAGATAAATATGCTTGAACTTTTCCATCGACATCAGGAAAAACACCATCAATCATTTGAGTTCCGTTTTTGGATTGTCCGAATTGTAAATCACCAGCAACTTTTTGTCTGGCTTCTAATTTTTGCCTAACACTACCACTTATCGGTGTACCAAATAATCTTTTATTAATCATTTTTAAAACCCTTCAGCATCTATCGCGTTTATAGGTATCCTTAATGATGTTCCGGCAGGAATGTTATTTGTAGTTAAATTGTTTACTCTAGCTATGAACCACCAAAGTGTTGCATCACCATAAAACCTCACTGCTAAATTATCACATCTATCACCCTCTTGTGCAATAAAATAACCATCTGTATTTCTTTCAATTGATTTTTTATAAATGGTTGTAGCATAATATTTTTTACCATTTCTAAAAGTTTTGTTTGTATTATCGTATCTAGCCATTATTGATTAATCCCATAAAATTTTTGTGTCATACCCATATGTGGAGCTTTATCGTGAATTACTTGATATCCAATCGTTACATTTAAATGTTTTGGAACTCTTCCTGTTTTTGGATCTGTTTCATAAGTTGCTGAATTATCCACTGAATAAGACAATGATTTTATATATCCCATTACTTCTTTGTTTGTTTTTCCGAAATATTCACCATATCTTAGTTTTGCTAATGGTGGTTTCATTCTATTTCCATAATCATCTGATTGATATTCTGGATAACACATTGATGTTAATTTTTCCATTTTTACATATAAAAATTCTAATTCTTGTTTTGTTTGTGCAACTAATTTAAGAGTAAAATTTATTTCTCTTTCAGCTCTTTCATAAGTATAAACAGGCTCACTTCTTCCAATATAATTATGTGAAGTATAAGATGGTGAAATGTTTTCTGTTAATCCCTCAATGTATGCTCTAAAAAATACATATTTATTATCTCTTAAATCTTTAAAATAAAATGCTGAACCAACCTTTTCCTCATCAATATTATGAGATAAATAATCTACATTCGTACTACCACTTACAATCATTCCAGTTTTTCCTGCAGTATTAACATCTAAACTATCAGCTGTGAATAGCTGTGTTAAAGTCATCGCATCACCGTTACCATAATATTTTTTTGCGTCTGTTGGGACTCCCAAATTACCACCAACAACATCAACAATAGTTCCTTTAAAGTCATTATAACCAAAAGGATCTTGTGCTGTTTCACTATTTGGTGCAAATGCGAATGAATCTCTAAGACTAAAGGCTGGTTTATACTCAGCTTCCCCACCACTAAATGAACCTCCAAGTTGATCCAAAAGTTCTAAATTTGGTTCATCTCTTTTAATTTTTACTATTGGACTTGTCCCAGCTTTATTAACTAATGATGTTAATGTTGATAGTGGATTATAATTTGGTCTATATCTTTGTCGTGATTGTTGTAATTCAACCTGTCCAGTAGTGTTATATATTGGTTTACCCTCATTATCTGTTTTAACAAACACAGATTTAGAATTATTACCAAGAAAGTTTTGTGCGAGTATAAATGATATACCACTTGTTGATGTCAAAAATTTACCTATTCTTACTGCATCTCTAAGTCCTGTAACTAGTGGAAAAGGACGAAAAGCAAAATTACCTGCTCTACCAGTTCCAAAAAAGTCATTCTGCACTTTAGGCATTTTACTTACTATGTAAGGTTCACCACCATTAGCTGTTAATCCAAGAAGAGCTGTTCTTGAATTATGTGTCATAGTATTCATACTAAAATTATTTTTTCTTATATTTAATCTATCTCTACCAACATTTGGTCCATAATTCACAGGTGTTAAACCAGCAGCTTCCCATCCAGGATTATCTTTTGGTGTGTGATTTTCATTGTATAATGTTTGCCAGCTTAAATTATCTGGATTAGCCTCACCATTATAAAAACTTAAACCTAATTGACTTAAAGGTGTGAATGGAGTGTCATTGTTTCCAGCTGCTGTAGAAAAATCAGTTATCTTGGAATTAAAAGTTGTATTTTGTCTAAAACCACCAGCACCATATTGTAAACTTCCTAATGTTCTATCACCATTTCTATATGTTGTTCCCTCCTTAATTAAGCCTCCAAGTCCAGCTCTTGGGTCAAATGTTTCTGCTAAAAACGGATGATTTGAATCATTTATATCATTTACAAATTGTCTATTCTGTGAAAAATTATTACTAAATCTTACTTGTTCATAAACTTTACCTCTTAGTAAATTATCTAAAGGAGATAGAATGGTGTTGAGTACAGGACCAGGAACAGTTGGATGTCCTGTTGGTGGTTCACCTGGAGTTCCAAAAGTTCTAGCTCTACTGAAAAAACGAAAATTACCTGCTTCACCATCGGGTGTAGGGGGTGAAGGTGTAAATTTTGTATCAAATTTATTTTGAGGACTATTCTCTATAAATAATTCACTATTTACTTCTAAATTATTAGTGTTCATAAATGCATTTCCACTTAATTTAAATGTGGGTGATAAATACAATGTTCCTTCTTTTGCGAAAGGAGCTCTTGGGTCAAATGTATCAGATAAAAAAAGACTATCTTGAAATGGATAGTTTTCAGGTTTTACAAATAAATTATTGTTTTCAAAAGTTTTACTGAATCTTACTTTTTTATATTCTCTACCTCTTAAAACAGAATCTAATGTTGGTCTTGGGCGGCTGTCAATTCTTGAATCCGAATCAAATACAGATACATTCGATACAAAGTTATCTAATTGGTCATTAAATCCTTCTTTAAATATACTTTTTAAATTTTCTAAACCCATTACGCCATATCCCCAATAATCTCACCAAGTTGTGAAGCTTGTCTTTGTGTTGCGGTTATTAATTGTGCATTTTGTTCTCTTATTCTTCTATTTTCGTCAACTAAACCTCTCACACCCCCAGCAACAGCTTGTTCCATATCTTGTTTTGACATACCACCACCATTATTCACCATATTGCTTATACCTGGCGCCATTAATACTTCATCCCTAACAGAACCTTCAAATTGTTGTCCTTGAGGTGTAGTAAGAATTGGCCCTTGACCTCCCATAAATAAGTCACCTACTTTTTTTGCACTTGATACTTCAGTTTTCATCATTGCAATAGCACCCATCGCAAGTGGAATACCAATAAGTCCCAATGTCCCTAAACCTGTAAAAATTGCACCAATTGCTGACATAATTGACTTTGCTGCTAATATTGATAATGCAGCCGTTATACTTTTAATCAAAAGGGGTGATTGTGATAAAAAACTTGTAAATTTAGCAATACCACCAGCTATGAAAGATATTGCTGGTCCAATGGTGTTTACCAAATTAGCACCAATGGTTTTAAAATCATTCACTATTTTTGATATATTATCCAATCCTTCTCTACCAACTAATTCTTCAAAACTTTTTTGTTGCGCTATTTTATCACCAAGACTCGCAACTTTATCTTGGTTTGAAACAATTTTAGCCAATTGTTGTTCATTCATACCTAACGAAGCAGCTAAAGCTTTTCTTTGGAAAACATTCATTTTTTCAAATTCTGCTTGACTACCAACTTGTTTTGTAATCTCAATTGCTAATCCCTCCATATCACCAGATAAAGCTAATTCTCTAGCTTTTTGTAAATTAACATTTCTTCCAAGTAGTATTGAAGCCTCTATTTCTTTATTTAATGAGTCTTGGAAATTTAATAATCCTTCTGCTGTACCGGCTATGTCTTTTAATTGTAATCCTAACTTATTTGCTTGAATCGCTGCTTTAGCTAAATTATCAGGTGTCGCACCTGTAAATTTAGCAATTACCTCCGCAGAATTTGCTAAATCTTTTAATATTGCATTTGGAGCTGCACCCTCTGCTTGAGCTAATAAACCAACTTGTTTTGAAAAATTATTCGCAGTTTCAAATGATAAACCTGCTATTTGAGTTAATGCACCAACTAATTTAGTCGTTTCACTAACACTTATACCTAAAGCCATTGAAGTGTCTAATATTTTATTAGATAAGTCTACTGCTTCATCTCTACCAACACCAAAATTAGTAGTTAATTCTTTTACAACATCAGCAACATCTTTAACATCCATTCCAAGTCTTTTTGCATTTGTTGATGCACCCAAAATACCAGTTTTAAAATCATCATTCATCATTCCAAGAGCACCAAATTCTTGTCCAATTATTTTTGTTCTAGCTGCAAATCCTTTTAGAATTTTAGTTGTCATTCCAATTGTTAAAAGTAACATTCCAGCTAGTCTGGTTTTTTTGTTAAACAACATAGTTATTTCTTTGTACATTGGTATTTGATTTTTTAAACCATCTGCTATTTGTCCTGTTAAATTATCTTGTTTTTGTTGTTCTTTAGTTTGTTTCTGTTGAACATCATATTGTTCAAATAATGATTGAGTCATGTCATCTGACTTATCAGAAGTCATTTTTAAAAAGTTAAGTCTTGTTTTAGCTAAAATAGTTCCGAGTTTATTACCTTCATTTTGATTTTTTATTACATCTAATATAGCTTTTCCTACTTTTGATTGATTTTTAGATAGGTCAACTTGTTTACCACTAGCTTTATTGTTTTCGCTAGTTTGAAGGTGAACGTCTATTAATGAGTTATATAATTCTTCACCCGCTTCACCTAAACTAGCCATAAGTTCTTGTGACTTATCGAGTGCGTCATTAAACTCTTGAACTTCTTTTATATTTTTTATTGCTACTTGTCCTTTTTCTCTCGGCATTTATTTTCTCTTTTTCATAAATTTTTTATATTTTTTCTTATCAGGTTTATATCCATATTGTTTTTCCATAGCTTTTAAAAATCGAGCTCTAGCATCAGCTGATTGTTTTCGGAGTTTTTCTATTTTTTTTTCAGTTTCTTCATACTCTTTTTCTAATTTATTTTGTGCAGCTTTACTGATTGTTTTTTGAACTGATTTTGGAACGATAGCACGAAGTAAATTATCAAAGAATCCTTCCTTGATAATATTCTCATTATTCATATATGATTTTTTCTTTGACACAATACTCTCCTATTTAGATGTATCTATTCATATATAAATATCAAAATTGTGAAAAATTATCTTTTAAATCTTGGATTGATTGCAGGTCTTGATATTGAATTGCTTTTTTGATTTTGTTTTTTTATCTCATCATTTTCTTTTTTACGAGTGTCTGATAATTGTTTGTAATAAAAGTTTCTTAAATATATAGGCATATCATACACATCAGAATGTGTAAATCCTTTACCATAATACATTAATTGAAATATTTGTTTGTGAAGCTCTGGTTTATCCTTCGGTGTCAGGCCAAAAAAACCCAACCGCCATAGGTATATCTACCTTGACGGACTCACCTCCTATTTCTATTTCTTGAGCTAATTCAATGTCTGGAGTTATACTTTTAATTTGTTTTCTTAAAAACATTGAGTCTCTAGCCAACATATTTTGAGCAACTTCATTTATTACAGATGATGTTTCGTCACCATCTACTGATGTGATTAAGTACCTTAACCGAGTGGTTAATTCAGGAGCTACAGCACCAACTTTTTTAGATGCTTGTAAATCTTTGTTTATTGCAGTTTCATCTTTACCACTTAATAATCTAAAAGTTATTTTTTTCTTTGATATTGGTAATGTTAATTCAAATTTATTTTCCGTAACATTTTTTGGTAATTTTTTAAATGGACAATCAGCTAAATTAAAGGTATGAGTTTGCGTTTCACCTGTTTTTGGATTTGCAACTTCACATGTATATTCTGGCCCATAAGCTAATATTCTAGCTGCAACCATAACGGCGTTTTTATCACCTATGATTAAATCATCACATTTCACACCTTCTGTTAATATTAGTGAGTCTATTAATCTATCAATTACAATACCTTTTTTAATTAAATTAGCTGAGGTAAGAATGTCTTCCTCTTTAGCTGTCATATATTTAATTTCAATTTTTCCATTAGAACAAGGATGTTCTTTTGGATATAACTTACCCTCACTTGGTAAATCAATTACTTCACTTGGGAACTTGTGTTCTGCCATTTTATACCTCCAATGCGCGTCTAAACCAACCTAACCAAAACTTTTCTTGGTTTGGTTTATCTATAACTATGTTTGCAAATCTTAAAACTCTGTATGCTCTTACTCTATCTAATGAGATGTTTTGAATAGCGTTTAAAGTATTTGGCCCCATTCCACCATCTACTTTAATTTTATTTTTATTTTTAGAATTAGCAGCTTGTTGTAAAACCTTAACAGCTCCACTTCTACCAAAATTAACACACATATCAAAGTATATATGTTTTAATTGTGGGGGAACATCATCACACTTACCTCGTCTCCAATAGTCTGTATGATATATTTTTTTAGCTTGTTCTTTGGTAAGATTTTTAATGTCCACATTTGGATACCATCTTTTAGCGATTCCATATTTGGTTTCACCTCCAGCATCATCTGGATCATTCACATAACCACCTTCGTGTTCTAAAACTATTTCTATTATTTCGTCAAATGTTGTTTTCATTTTTAACATCTCCATATATAAATATATATAAAATAAAAAAACCCTCGATTTTTATTCAAGGGTTTTTCTATTAGTTTATTTTAAGTATTTTATTAGAATTTAAGTATTGCGTAATCATATCTCAATGTTAGAGTAATTTCAGTGGGGTCTGATGATGCAAAATCCATATCACCAAAATTAGCTGATTGAATGTAAGCACCTTTTAATTCCCATTCTTCAACCACAGCACCAACTGGGTCTAAAAGGTTAAATGTAATATTTTTCTTATAAAAATCAGAGTATCCATCTCTACCAGTTGTTGACTCGTGATGTAACAATATCCATTCGTGAACTTGTTGAGCAGCACTTGGTACGATTGGGTCGTATAAAGTAATATCTAATGGTTGCCATCTTGACTTACCTTTAACATATCTCGTTACATTCATATGTTCTAAAATCACCTCATCTGATTCTAACGATGGACGATTCATAGTCTTAATTAAATAAGCGTTGATACCATCAATTTGCATTATAAATCTATTTTTGAGCTTTGGCTCAAAGGGGGTAAACATTATATCTTGTGGTTCTAATAATTCAGCCATTGAATTTCTCCTATTAAATACTTAAACCTTTACTTTCATATATAAATATTAAAAAATATAAAAAAAAGGGATTTATAATTAAATAAATCCCTTTAATTTAGTTATTTTAACTAACTATTACTCTGGAAAAGAAGCACCTGTAGGTTGTATTGTAAAGTCTAATACAATAAACTCAGCAGTTCTTGTTGGTTGTAAGAATAATTGTCCGATTAATTGATTTCTATCAATCGTATCAGGTGTGTTATTCGTTTCATCCATCACTACTCTAAATGCACTCAAACCACTTTGAGATTGAATCTGTTCTAAGAATGGATTAGCAATCCCTAAGAATCTTCTTCTTGTTGCCGCTGTATTTTGTTCAAATACAAGGAATCTTGAAGATGAAGCGATAAACTTCTTAACTCTGATTAGTAATCGTCTTACATTGATTCTATCAAGAGCACTTGATTTTTTCTGTAATGTTTTTTGTCCAAATACAGTCACCCCTTGTCCAGGAAATGTTGCAATTGGATTAACATTTGAATCATATAATGTATCCCTATTACTTTGAGTTAGTTTTCTTTGAGCTTGAATTGCAGTTGTGATTCCACCACGATTCAAACCAGCCGGAGCGAACCACGGGTGTGCAACTCTATCGTTAAATGCATATATACCACCCAATACTACTGATGGTGGCACCCATCTTTGAGCTCCAGCAACTCTTGTGTCTGAAACTTTTATCCACGGGTAATACATAGCTGCGAAGTTTGAATCAACTGTTTCAGCCTGTGTTACAGCGTCTGCTGGATTTTTAGCATAAACTACAGGGTCGATAATTGTAAAACAATCACCTCTGTCTTCACAAACATCAATTGCTTTATTTGTAATCGCTTTATGTTCAGAATGAACCAAACCAGGTAATAACAATAGATTAATATCAAACTCATCTTGATTTGATAATAAGTCAAGAGCCTCTGAATATCCTGCTCCACCATCTGCAGCTGTTAAATCAGTTGGTGTGAACCCTTGTGTTTGAGAACCTATGTTTTCATAGAAATTAATTGGTTGTGATGTTGTCCCTTTAAAATTACCTAAAGCGTCAAAACCACTCACACCATCCGAAGCACCACCGAATCCACCATTTTGTGAACCACTACCAGCACTTGGTAAAGAACCAGAAAGAGAACCTTTTCTAATGTTTCCATTTTCATCCAAATAATCAATAGTTTTATTAATGTCTTGCACAGTTACAAAACGAGATTTATTTGGGAATGAACCTGTTAATTCAAGATACTTCGTTGTTCCATCATCTCTTACGGTTTGTCTTTGGTCACCAATCACTCTTCCAATATAATTAGTTGAGTTAGGGTCAAGATTTACACCAGTGTATGTTTCAAGTATTTGTTTTCTCTTGATATTATCATTTCCAGCTCTTATTAAAAGAGTGAATGTTCCTTTATTGTTATTCACATTACTAACCTCATATCTAATATTGTGAACTGAACCACTTGTGAGAATACTACTTGTTGTCGCAGTTGAACTAGCGTTGTTCATTATTGTTCCATCAGCTATTGTTTTTAATACAAATGATGTACCTGCACTACTTGCATCAGTACCACCTTGTACATTCTTTATTCCTATATAGAAACCTTGAGTATTTCCACCTATAGATGCTGAAGCCACTGTGACATTACCAGTAGTACCTACTGATGAACCACTTAATGTTAATACATTACCAGTGTCAGTATATGAAGCTGATACTTTTGTTAAAGTAACAGCATTGTTAATAGCTGTAGCTAAATTAGCACCAAAACCATCTACAGTTGTTGTTATAGTAACATATTTTTCTGCATCACTGTCATCAAATAATGAAGAGGAAAGAACTGGTACAAAATCTACACCATTGATTGTTAATTCGTGTGCTGAAGCACTCGGTAATTGATCTAAAAGTGAAATTGAGGCACTTGCAAAAGTAGCACCAGTTGTAGTTGTGGAAGTTGCCACACTAGCAGTTGCTGGTCCAAATGTTCCATCCATCACTCTGACGATAGTTAATGTATCTGAATTTTTTAAATATTCTTCAGCTGCATGTGATGTTAAAAATTGAAGTGAATCCGAACCCGATTTAAACACATCTCCAAATTTCGCTTGGAAATCAGAATATGATGTTACAACGGTTGGGATTCCTGCAGGACCTTTAACGGTTGGTCCGATGATAGCAGCTCCAATATCAGCCACAGCAGCCGGTAAAAACGACTGGTCTATTTCATTTGTAAATACACCAGGACTTATAATTTTTTCGGCCATTGAATTTCTCCTAAGTTAACTTTATTTGAGGTAAATATACTATTTTGCGCATTAGTATTATTCATATATAAATATATGATTAAAACCCCAAACACAATTTTTTTTTTGATTATTCAGATTTATCTGGTGTGAATACACCCGTTTCTGGATTTAAAGTTCCTTGTCCGTATTTATCGGTAATTCCATCAAGAAATTTCTTTTCTTCTTCTTGAAGATTTTTTAAACCATCTTCTAATTCAATCTCTTGCTGTTCAAGTCTAACCATTGTCATTTTAATTTGTCCGAATTGATTTTGAATATTCATGTAGTTTTGTTGAAAATTTTGAACCTGTTTAAGTTCTTCCTCTGTAAATTTTACTTCTTCTGGCATTATAACCTCCATTTGTTATATAACTATATATAAATATATATAAATTTTAAAAACAAGTAAATTATTTTTATAATTTTTTAGGTGTTGAACCACCCATAGCTGATGACTTACCAGTGGGTAAAGCTTTAGGTTTTCCCACTGCAGTGGGTAAAGCTTTAGGTTTTCCCACTTGTTCATTTGTAGCGTCACCCTCTGTTCCAAATGTAATTTTTGATGGGGTTGTAAATTTTCTCATATTTGATATTTTATCAGTTATTACTGAATTTAAATACTCTGGTAACAAATATGCTTTTGTTGTAACACTGAATGTAGATTTAATAAATCTTTCACCATCTTGATTCATTTCTGATGCGTCTGATATACTATCAATTGTACATAAGAATTTGTTATTCGTTCCATCACCCCAATAAGTATGTGATTGGTCGACAAAAGATTCCACTAATGGATTCATTTGTTCAATAAAATTTGTCCATAAAATAAATTCATAAGTTATATCTGAATAATTTGGCATACCTGTAACTATATTATCATAAACAGGTTGAACACCTTGTTGAACCGAAAATCTATCGTATTGATTATCTTTACTCCATTTATTACCCCTAACAACATCTATAAATTTACCTTGAACATCATGTGGAAAGGATTGTCCTGATAAATCATTTCTTGCAACCTCTGTTCTTCTTAACATAATTAATGGTAAGATTAATGAATTGTTTTTATCTCTTAATACTCCTCTTTTTCTAGCAGCTTTCCATCTTTCCTCGTTACCATAATAAACAGGTATTTTAAATGTTTCGTTAGCTTCTCTAACTCTTGGTTTCATTACATTTTTTATATGATTTAATACAGCAGTGTCAACATCTTTTAAAGTTATGGAATAATTATCTGAAAAGTTACTGCCAGGTATAATGGTGGTTTCTCTATTACCACGAATAGTTGTATTCTTTGTAGATACCTCATTAGCCCTATTAACTAATTCTTTATTCACTACTTGTTTATTTGTTATTTTATTCACCGCCATTTCGTCTTCTCAGTTTTTTTAATTTATCCAATTTATTATTAACTTTACCTTTTACTTCTTCTGATTTAATACTACTCATATCAGCTTTACCAATTGCAATCTCTTTCTTAATATCTACTTCAATGGCTTTTGTACCAGTTTGACTTGGTGAATCAAAGTTATCTAACTTGTTCATCAACTTACCCATCATTTGTTCCATTTGTAGATTACCATTTGGTTCAGGTATATAGGTATGTTTTCTTTCACCATATACATCTTCATCATCCATAACATTACCACTTACCTCTTGTTTTGGTTTAGGTGTTTCTTTATAGTTAGGATTAGAAGTATCATACTTCGTAATTCGTTTGTGTGTTATTTGTTGAACCGCCATCAGTATCCTCTATTATTGAAAGTTATCAACTAAACTTTGTCTCTCAACAAAATAATTTTGTAACTTTTCTATCTCATCACTATCCAACTCTCTATTGTAATACGCCATTTCAAATAAGTCAAATGCATCTGTAGCAAAACTATCATCACCAATCATATTTATTTTAACATCTATATCTTTAGAAAAACCACTAGTTGTTCCTACATTGGTTTTATTTATAAATGCAGTTACCAATCCACCATCAGCATGTGAAGCTTTTTTAATCGTTAGTAAGAATTTAGTATTATATACTACATCTGAACTTGCATTTACAGTTGCCAAATCATTATCACTATCATCCGTTCCTTTAACTTGGATAACATTACCACCATCGCCAGCATAATTACCTCTAAATAAAATTTGATTGTCACTTCCCTCACCAATCGCTTGTCCTAAATTAGTAATTTCTGTTTCACCATCTGCATCATCACCTGCATTATCTTGTTGTTGTAAAACATAAAAGGCAGTAAATCCATCTAACAACATCGTGTTTGTAAAACTCATTCTATCAGCTTTTGAATCACCACCTGATTGTGGGGGTCTATATCCAAATCTTATACCATATGAACCTGTATCTATGTGTGGATTACCTATGGATGTAGTTCCATCTTTTAATCCAGATGTATCACCTGAATGTGATGATTGCATTTCAACTATGTGATTACGATTATCAC